TAATAATTCTGCTTCTAATTCTCTACCTAAACTTCCTGCAAAATCATCAACTAAACTACTGCCCATTTTTGCAGTTTGTTCTAAAGTTAAGCCTAAAAGTTGAGCTTGAGTAACAGCTTCAGCTAAAAGTGTTGGATTATTTTTATATTGAGCGGCTAACTGACCTCCTACTTTAGCTACATCTGATAAAACTTTTCTATAGTCTAATGTTATTCCTGTTACTTTTCTAGTATTTACTACTTGATCACCAATAGCTACTGCTGTTTGGTGAGCAGTCATGTTATTTAACTTGCCTATACCATAAATTTTAGCACCTTCTTCACCTTGAAGACCCATGCCTTTTACAAGTTCTATTTGATCAAGACGAGTTTGTTTTGTAAATAAAGCTCCTGTTCCTAAACTTTTATTTAAATTATTGTTAGCTTCTGTTTGGTTTTTAAGACTAGCTTGAGTAATAGAAACATTTTTATTTATTTCTGAAGCTTCATAACTAGTTTCTTGAAAACTTTCAGCTAAAGTTCTAGCTCCCTCTTTACTTACTTGTATAGACTTTCCAAATTCTGTTAAAGTTTTGTCTAAAGCTAAAACATTGTCAAGTATTTTACTAAAACTTATTCCTATTTTATCATAAACGCCTGAGATTCCATTACTAATAAACTCAAGAGTTTTATTGTCTTTAATAACATCTTTAATTTTATTACTGTAATAATCAACTTTTGATAAGAATTTTTGATATTCTGTTGTTTGTTTTTCTAATACTGATAAATAATATTCATTATTATTGACAATATCATCTGCTCTTTCTTTAGCTAAAGCTAATTTAAGAACTTGTTGAACTATTTCATCCTTTATATCACCTGCTTGAAGTCCAGCTTCAGCATATTCTCCACTTATTACTTTAGCTAATTTGGCTACTTTTTCTTCTTCTTCTCTAACTTTACTAGCAGCACTAATAGCAGCTTGTTGTAAATTTTGAATTGTATTACTACTTGCTCCTTCTCTTATTGCTTTATTTAATGCTTCTTGAGCCGCTTCAGATTTAGTTAATTCTTCTCCTAAATCTCTACGAGCATCTAAACCATTTTTTATTATATCAATAGCGTCTTGAGATTCTTATTTGTACTTCGGTGAAGTTCTGCTATTTTATTTTCATTTGAAATACTAAGATTTGTAGCGTCAGTAACTTTTTTCTTTAATTCATAGTATTTTAAATAATCTGTATTTATATCTTTTACTGTTTTTACAGTTGCTTGTAAAGCATCATTTAATTGATCTGCTAAATTATTAAATTTTTCAAGACCTTTATTTACTTCTTTTACATCACTTTGTATGCCGTTGACATTATTTTTGATGTTATCAAAACTTCTTTCTACGTCTTTTAATTTACCAAAATCTATATCAACTTTATTTTGATCATCAGCAGCCATACTAATAAATATTCAATTTATGATTTTTTTACTTTACTAATAAAGTCAGGTACTTGTACCTGTTTAGAGTGAGATTTTGGATCTATTTTGTTTCCTTTCATTGTTTCTTTTTCAGCGTCTGCTTTTTTCTGTAAAAAATCATTGATTTTACGAATATGATAACGTCTTGTCATTATTGGCATTTGCCAAACTTCTGAGTAGATAAATCCACCTTTTCCATGATAAGTTAAATCATGGACTTCATTCATAAAAATAGATCTATATGTTGGCGTCAGGCCAAAGAAAGTTGATATTCATAGGCATAGAGACACCCTCCACTATGTCTCCTTTTGAGTCTTCATAACTAATAGTCATTTCAAGATCAGGGGTAATTTCACTAATATATTTGCGCAAAGCTCGTGAGTCTTGCAGTAACATGTTATCTACGAAGTATCTTATTTTTTCCGCGTTAGTATAACCGTTTATAGCGAGAATAGTATGTTTTTAGCGTGTGGTAATGTCAAATGAGTCATTTGGATATAATTTTTTTAAACCTTTAACTTCATCTTCAATTTTTGCTTCGTCTGATGCATTTAATAATTTAAATGTAACTGTAACTTTACTTTGAGGAAGAGTAAAATTAAATTCATTTTTACCTTTAACAAATAAACTTTCATTGATTTCTTTGTTTTTTAACTCACTTAAGTTAACAGTTACTGGTATCTTTTTTCCGTATTTGTCTGTTATTTCAACAGGATACTCTGCTCCAAAGCCTAAAATTCTAGCAGCTACTAAAATGGCATTTTTGTCACCTACAATTAAATCATTGTAATCACATTTTGTTACAATCATTGACTGTAAAAGTTTGTCAATAACAATGCCTTTTTCAATAAAATTAGTGTTAGTTAAAATGTCTTCTTCTTTAGCAGACATGTATTTTAATTCAATTGTTCCTGAACTTAATGGAGAAGACTCAGGATAAATTAGACCTTTACTAGGAAGATCAATTACTTCGGTAGGAAACCTAAATTCATTCATAATAACTTATTTGCTATAAATATATACAAAAGAAAACCTCCTCCGAAAAAATCGAAGGAGGTTTGTAAAGTAATAATTAAGTAAAAATCAATAATTGAGGATGCAATAATCCATAGCAATTTCTAAAGTGATTTCTTTAATGCCAGTGTCTGATGTGTAATCACCAGCTCCAAACTTAGCATTTTTAATAAAACCACCTTTAATAATCCATTCACCTACTATGTCACCAACAGGGCCTAATTCAGAAATAGTAATGTCTTTTTTGTAGAAATCACTGTATCCATCACGACCTGTTACTGATTCATGAGACAAACGAATCCACTCCATTACTACTTGTTCACCGCTAGGTGTAACAGGATCATAAAGAGTAAAGCTTAAATTACTCCATCTTGCTTTTCCTTTTACTTTACGATACACATTAATGTGATCTAAAGTAATTTCATTTAATTCAATTGTAGGAAAGTCAATTTTATATACTAAATAAGCAGGTACACCTTGAACTGTCAACAAGAAACGATTTTGAGTTTTTGGCTCAAACGCTGTGTACATTATTTCTAATGGATTTAATACTGGCATTTTGTTTATTTTTTATTCGTTAATAAATATATTAGGCTCCAAAAGTTACACCAGTTGGAGTTATGTTAAACGCCACATAGATGTATTCAATTGTTTTAGTAGGCTGAATGTAAATTGCTCCTATTAATTGATTACGATCAATTGTGTCTGCTGTATTGTTTGAATCATCCATTACTACTTTATAAGCATACAAACCTTGTCTTTGTTGTACACTTTCTAAGTATGGATTTACTTGACTTAAAAAGTTATTACGAGTAGTTAAAGTATTTTGTTCAAATAATAAACTTTCAGCTACTGTTCTAACATATCTTTTCAAGTTAATTAACAGTCTTCTAACATTGATTCTGTCAAGAGCACTTGCTTGTGTTTGTAGTGTTTTCTGACCATAAGCTACTAAACCAACACCAGGGAAACTAGCAATTGGGTTTACTTTACTTTGATATAAACTATCACGATCAGTACTGCTTAATTTTCTTTCAGCTTGTAAAGCACCACCAATTCCACCTCTGTTTAAACCAGCAGGTGCAAACCATTCAGCACTTACTCTGTCATTAAAAGCATAAACACCAGGCATAATAGTTGAAGCAGGAACCCAAACTAATTTACCAGAAGCTTGACTTAACACTTGAATCCAAGGCCAGTAAGTAGCAGCATAGTTAGTATTTAAAGCAACAGCACTGTTAGCTACACTTCCTACAGTTGAATTATAATTAACTAAGTCAGTAATATAAAAACAATCACCTCTACTTTCAGCTAAATTAATTAAATTACTTACAACACTACTCATGTTGCTATTAACAACACCAGGAGCAGTAATTAAAGAAAAACTGTATTCTTCTGGATTGCTTAGTAAATTTACAGCTATTGTGTAATTTGCTGATGCTAGTCCTTGAGAGTTGTTAGAACTAATGTTTTCAAATAAACTTAATGGAGCAATTTCTCCAGCATTTCTACCAGTAGCTCCAGTAAAACTTCCACTACTTGGAATTGGTAAAGAACCAGTAAACTGAGACTTAGCTGTGCCATCATTATTAAAGAAATCAGGAGTTGGTGTTAATACAGATCTAACTCGTACATAACGAGAACTATTTAAGTAAGATCCAGATTCTTGTAAGTAATATTGTCCTGTAGTACTGTCTAAACTTACATTTACTACTTTGTCTCCAATTACTCTAGAAATATAATTTTCATTGTTAGGATCTAAACTAACATTTGTAAAAGTTTCTAGTACAATTGGATTAGTAGTTGTGTCATTACCTTGTCTAATAACAACAGTGAACACACCAGAACTAGTATTAGGAGATTGTATTTCCCATCTAATATTATTAACAGATCCACTAAGTAAAGTTCCATTAGTACTTAAACTTCCTGAATTGTTCATAATAGTACCTTGAGTTAGTGTTTCTAATACAAATGATTCAGATGTATTAAAGTTTACAATTCTAGATCCTCCACCAGATGTTATAGCAGATGTGTAAGATCCTGTAGCTACTCTAGTGACTAAAACACTAGTACCACCTTGTTGAAAATAATTGTAAGCTGCTATAGATGTTAAATACTCAAAAGTATTTGAAGCAGATGTGAATGAGTCACCGAATTTACTTTTAAAGTCAGAATATGATGTAACTAGTGTTGGAATATTAACACTACCTTTAACTGTAGGACCAATTAAAGCTAAACCAGCTGTAATAGGACCTGTTGTTATTTGAGACTGATCATTTTCTGTAAGTAAAATACCAGGGGATAATAATACTTCTTGTGCCATTTTATTAGATTGTTTCTGGTAATAAATATGACAAATTTTTTAAAGCAAATATTTATCCATTGATTACTTTAAATATGTAATTATTGTCAAATACTATTGTATTTGAATTAATAGTTGTTTGAATTAGTATTTTATAGTAACGTTCAGGTTGTAAACCATTCATGTACATTGTAAAATAACTTCCTGTAGAATCACAACTTAATTTAGTATATGTAGAGTCAAAATCAATAACATATTCATTTGTGTCTAAGTCTTTTATAGCATAATATGAATTTTCAGGTAAAGCATAGTTTGTTGTGTATACTGATGCAACTTGCCAAACTCTAGGTGGATACTCAGGTCTGCTGTTTATTCTAAAAGTACTTATACTACTTGGATAAAATACACCAGGACTGTCTCCTAATAATACAGAAACAGGCAATGTATTTAAAACACTTAAACTTCCTGTTGTGTATGTTGAGTCAATCCATTTAAATTCAAGACATGGAGGATAAATAGTATGAGTGTCTCTTGAAAAATACTTTAATTCAACTTGTTGATTTATGTT